GTAGGCGATCCATTCGGCAAACTCTCGGCTACTGATCCATCGCTGGGCATCGGCGACGCTTCGATGCCCAAGAGCGAGGGTGAGTCTGAACCAGAAGCGTCGCTCTGGCCGTTTCCCAGGTCAATGGTCAGCTCATCCACGTCCTCGCTTGATAGGCCACTAAGACGCTGTGCAACATCGTAGACTCGCTGTAGTGCTGCAGCTGACTTCTTTCCAAGCCAATCGACATCGAGGAGTGTGAAGATATGCTTAGCAGTCTCTGTGTCATCGCTATCAACAGCTGTCCGTACGATAAGCTTGGCTCGAAGATTGCGAAGATTGACCTCTCTGGTCCTCTTGCCCTTCTGGCGCTGCTCGATCATAGCCATCTCGAACGAGTCGCGTTCGGTCCCGGTGAGGCCCTTAACGAATACCCCAGCTTCGGGGTCATCTGACCACTCAGGAACCTTGACGAACTCGATCGAGATGTCCTTGGCTGATTGGATTGTATCTCGTGACAGGACGGTTGGCACTTGACTACTCTCCTTTTCTCTTTAGCTAGTTTTACGATGGGCCATTAACAATGGTAGGCTGGCCAGTGACACGAATCTTGGTTGTTGCTGCTAGAACACCAGCAACAGGCGCCTTCCACTGGAAGCCAACGACGTAGCCATCAAAGCCAACGTAGTTGCCAGCGTCATCGTTAAAGTGCAGGCGCCATCCCCTCTTCAACTTGTTCTTAGCTAGATATAGAAGACCAGTCGCACCATCATGCGTTGCATTCGATGGGTTAAAGTTGACATCGAAGTCAACCTCACCTGCTCGCCTAATTGTTGGAATGATCTCTTCAAACCCACCGGGGCTGTCCTGATTGGTGACGTCGATAACGTCGAGGCTCACTGCAGGCCCAGTGATATCCTTCACTTCTGCGACTGTCGTGAATGTACCTGCATCACCTGCTGTAGTGCTTACTGCTAGCAGAAAGCCAGGTCCGCCGATTGCTTGGGTCATGCCAGTTCTCCTTTCTTGATATCGAGCACCTTGAGATGAGTTACACTACCTTGATCAAGCCTGGTTAGGATATGTAGCTCTACTGCACCACTCCCTTCGATAGTAGTATACATGCAGTAGGGACATCCATAGTTTGGATAGTTAGCCCAAAGACCAATGTAGTACTCTCCTGGGTCGGCCAGTGGGAATGGAGACTCTTCGTCAACTGCCGGTAGAGCAGGCTCAGGCTCAAGCTCAGGCTCAAGCTCAGGCATGTTGGCCTCGGCCACCATCTCTGTTTGATCTAGCTGATCCTCGTCAGCTGATGACTCCAACAGATACCTCCTTCTCTACCGATGCATTAAAGAACAGAAGTACGCGATCATTGGTGTCGCGCATCAAAATTGCTGGACTACCATTGGGCCGAATGCTCCGATAGTAGGTGGTACCAAGCGTGGCATTAGTGACAGGCGCAAGAGCACTCCAGGCAGCCCAAGCGAGGTCCGAGGCGTCCTCATAACGATTGGCTCTTGCCACTACCTGTATCTGAGGCATCTCGGCGATTGGAAAGAATGAATTCTGGACATACTCAGGGTCACTGCCAGGATACTCGTACAAGACGAGTACGGTATCAGGCACATCCGGACGAGAGCCGAGGAACAGATTAGCAGCAGCATCAGGTGCCTGAACAGCTACGCCCATAGCCTCTAAGAAGTCACCAAGCTCAGTTAGGGTAGACATATTCAGACCTACAAGTTAGGCGTCGAGCCGATGAAGCGACCGCCGGTGCCACCGCGGAGGTACATACCGGTGCGGTGTGCATACGGCCCAGTCAGTCCGGCAGCAACCCTGTCCAAGCCTGCATTGATCTCTGCGCCCATGCGCTTTGAGGCTCGACCACTTGCAATCTCTTCTCGCACGACGCTCTCTACGTACTTGGCTTGGCCGATTGGGTGTCGCGCGGAGAGGTCCTCGTGGACGATGATTGCATAGTTAACATCGACATCATTTAGGCCACCCGAGCCCGGAGGACCGCCATATGCAATGTCAGCAGTAGCAGTCACGCCACCTTCCATGTGTGGGCCTTCAACACGCCCACTTAGTCTAAGCTCACCGGTGTCAATCGGAACACGATCACGAGTTAGCGGCAACTCGTACTCAGCTTCATGCATTGCAGCCATCGCTACAAGCGGTACGATCTTTGCACCTAGAGAGGCAAGAGCTGCAAGTGTCTCATCAATGTTAAGCACTTCGACGGTAAGGCTTACCATCAGGCTCTGATCTCCAAGTAGTAGTCATTGCCAAGCTCGTCCTTTGCAGACAAGACCTCGATGATTGCTGGCCGTGTGCCATCTTCCAGGGTAAGGCGGTCATCTGCAGTAACTACCAAGGCTGGATTTGAGAGAATTGCTTGTACTGTGCTAATGAGCTCACGCCCACCTCGATCAAGCGCTCTCCTATTCGTGCGAGAGACGTAAGCCTTTACAGTTACAGGAGAGCCGAATGAAAGATTGTTGAACTTATCGAGGCCTGTTGCAGGTTCGAGGATTACCTCGTCGTTCATTAGCTCAATAAGCTCTTGCGGCAGACCACTAGTCATGGCTGGATGTCAGGAGACGACAGGATCTCTTCAGGGGTAACGAGGCGATCCGACGTGACACCCTGGCGATAGGGCATCATCCTACGACGGATTGATGGCTGAACAACATCGCCATCGGAGGCACGAGCTACCTTATCGGACACGCTAATCCCGCCAGCAAATGGGCCAACGCTACTGAGTGCTTGTGCCCACAGAATCTTTGCTAGCTTGGCATACTCCATTGCCTTGGTCTGACCACGTGTGCCGTACGTGATATCTAGTGGTCCTACCCTACGAGACGATGAGGTACCTGCATACTTTGCAGACAGCGTTTCTGCTGCAGTTGCAGCCGCCCGACGAATGTCGCCGCCTTTCTCTGAGAGGAGAAAGGCAATTGCACTGTCAGACAGCTCTTCAGCAGCCTTGATGTCTCCAATCAGCAGCCGAACTGCGTCGAGCGGGTTGCCTGATGGATTATCAGTGTACGGCATGAGCTAAGACTCCGAAGCGACCGATAGATCAACGGTCTTTGGAAGCTTGTGTTTGGAGCGTCCGGTGTTCTCTGCAACAGCGCGAGGCGCTACAAAGTTATCTGGAACAGGAACAAGATAGCCACGCGCCATGAGGACACCAGCGAAGGGTGGATCTACCAGGAGTTCACCTGGTAGATACACCCGGTCCTCATTTACACGTCTAGTCACTAGATAGGTACTCATTGGTGGACGGCTCCTTTCGTACCTACTCGGTTGACGGTTCAAGGGACTACTGGACCGCATCCTTGAAGAATACGGCGAGGTCAGAAGAGACAAGCTTGAAGTCGTAAGCCGACTCAACCTCGACACGGTCAGACTTTAGGTTCTCCATCCGGAACTTGCTAACACGTGTGCCACGCTGCGCAGCGCCAGTGTAGCCGGTCCACTCGAAGGTGTAGCCTGCAGATGGCTGCATGAGACCAGCACTTGGTGCAGCGTAGGCAAGAAGAGCGTTCTTGCCGTAGATGAAGCCAATGCTGTCTGTTGCACCTTCCGCAGCTGTATTCTGGACGGCCATCGGAATTACGACCTTGTCAAGATCCAGCATGCTGGCAATCAGATCGAGGGTCAAGATAGCCTTCTGGCTATACTTAATCCGCTCAATGAACTGACTGTGATTCTTGAAGATCGAGTAGACCTCAGGCCCAATGGCAAAGACATTCGGCTTGAAGCCTGTCAACTTAGCCATTGCAATTCGCTGCTCTTCGATGTCCTCGATGGGCGTGGACGAAGTCCGATCCCACTGGATAAACTGGTTGGTGCCTGCAGAGGCTGCACCTTGCTGATCGGTAGTCGACCAGAGGCTAGGACCAAAGTAGGTCGTTACCCAGTCAAGCTCGCGTCGAAGCAGGATGTCACGACTCACAAAGTTCGTGGCATCTCGGTCAAGGTCGAAGACAGGCCGGTCCTGATTGGCCCGGTCCTGGTCTGCCACGTCAATATGTACTGCACGGATGGCGGTCGAGTAGTTCTCTCGTCCCACATTCCAGCCGGTACCCACCGACTCAGTCCGAGGTGCGCGCTTTTCAGCAGCTGTCCGAAGCCAGTCTCCCTTGTCATAGGTGTAGTACATGCCGTACTGGTGATCTACCGGCACGGGGGGAAAGACCGTGGACGCAATGAAGTCCTGGTCTTGCTGAAAGTAGGCAATCGACAAGTTCGTCAGTGGACGACTGACATACAGGTCGCTACCAGTGGGTGTCGGCATTCTCGTTCCTCCTGCTTTAGCTTGTAGCTAGTTGACTGATCTTACGAACCGCCAGCATTTGCTCCGCCAATCTGCAGGAGGATCGTGCCGATCTCACCAGCAGCGTTGGACTTAAGCGCTCGACCAACGTGGTAGTCGCCATTTGAAGCCTGAATGAATGTACCATCGTCATCAGTAGTGACGTTGTTGCCTGCCACTACTCCGGTAATACCGATGCTACCCTTGACAATGCCACTACTGACTACTGTTGCAGTAGCAGCAGTATCCGGCTTGTTGCGCAGAACGCCAACGACTGCCTTGCCC